GGCAAATACGCCCAATTCCGCAAAACCCAATCCGGCTATGCCTCTGGAACGGGTTCCATGACCGTCTACTTCACAGACGATCAAACCAGCCTCGCAAACCGCCTTCTGGCCAATGTGATGCTGCGTTCTCAAGAAGGTGCAGAAGTCAAGCTCTACATCAACACTGAGTGCTCCGGCGGAACTGTTCTTGACGCTGACTCGATTTACATCGAATCCGGCATCAGCATCACCTCTATGAGCCTGTCAGTCACACCCGATGACGCGACAAGCGCTGAGTTGAGCTTCACGATCAATAACCCCAAGCACATTCTCACCACCGACATCATCTAAACTGTTGGTGCCAATGTTCGAAGCCCCGTCTGCCGTCGGGGCTTTTTTATTAGCAGGCTAGACTTGTACTGTAATAAAGGTGATTTATGCCTGCCTCATCTCGCTTTATTGATCGCCTTCGCAAGGCAGCCCGCCTGGAGCCAGTCAAGAAAGAAATTACCTTGGCTTGCGGCGAAGATGTGGTGATGTGGGTAACACCATTGACCGCTGCAGAACGAGACCGCGCCAGGAAGAACGCCCGTTCCGACGACGCCAACGCCTTTGCTCTCCAGTTGTTGATCAGCAAGGCTCGTGATGCAGACGGGCAGCCACTTTTCGCTCCAGGCGATGTTGCTGCGCTTCGCAACGAGGTAAGGGACGAGGATCTACAAAAGCTGATGCTGGCAGTCCTGGGCGGCGAAGACGAGGAGGAAGACTCCGACATGAAAAGCGCTGCAGACTGACCTGAGCAAGGACAACTGGCTTTTGCTGTGCATGGGAGTGGCGAAGGAACTCGGAATGAGCCTTCGCCGCCTCCAAGAAGAGGTCACTGAGGAAGAACTTCTGCTCTGGAGCGCCTACTTTGGCCATCTCAACGCAGAGCAAGACAAGGCAATGAAAAAGGCCCGAAGAGGCCGTCGCTAGACTGACATCAAGGTTTTAACGGCGGTCTGTGGCTCAGTTTGACGCCAATATCAATCTAAACGTCAATTCGTCAAAGGCCGAGCAGCAGGTCAAGCGACTTGAGGCAGCTGTTGATAAGGTCAATCGCGCTGCGACAAAGCTTGACTTCAACAACAAGAATTTAGATAAAGCTGCTGCTGCTGCAGAGCGCCTTTATAAGACGTTAGAGAAAATTGAAAGTGCAGCACTATCAAAACTGCCGACAAGCGTCCAAACACTGATTGCCTACTTAAAGGCAGCAAACGTCGCCACGGCAAAATTAACAGCCAATGCTGTTGGAGCGGCAGTCGGATTTAAGCAATTATCAGGCGTAAGCTTTGCACCAATAATACGACAAGAGAAACAAGTAAGGGATTTATTGTTTGAGATTATTGCGGCTCAAATTAAATTTCAAAATGCTGCCCGTAATTTCCGGCCCCGTCTGTCAGGCCAAAATCCGTTCCAGTACATACTGGACGGTCTTGATTTAGTCCAAGTCAAAATAATTCAGACCGAAAGACTACTCAAAGGATTTGGGCGGAACTTAAACCGTTTAGGCGGTGCAGGCGGAGGAAGCGGTGGCTCTGGAGGAAGCGGCGGTTCTGGAGGGGGCCTGGGTGGGGGTTCTCAACGAGCGTTGCCTCCAGGGGATTTTGGTTTCTTAGGGAATCCAAATACTCTTAGAGGTTTACAGGTACTTAGGGCGCAGTTACAAGATCTACTAGACACTACTGTTATAGGTAGCCGTCAGTTCAGACAGTTAGAGGATGCAATAGCAGGAGTAAACGTAAGATTAAGAGATGCCCAACTTAAAGGTCAACGCGGTGGATCGGGTGTCGCTGGAGGGGGTGGTAGAAGCCGCCGAGGATCCGGCCAAGGAGGAATAGGCGCTGCTGTCGGCTTCCCGCTGTTGTTTGGCGGTGGAGCGGGCTCAATTGCAGGCGGAGTTATAGGCAGTATTTTAGATGACTTTAACGGGGCTATTTTAGGAAGTGGTATTGGTAGCACATTTGACAGATTTGCAGAGAAAACAATAAATCTGGCTAGAGCACTGGATGGTGCTGGGGGTGCCGTAGAAGCTCTAACACCGCTTATTGGGACGTTAGATAAGGAAACAGCCACTTTAATACAAAATCTAGAAAAATCGGGTCAGGCTGCAGCCGCCTCTGACGCAGCGTTTGAACAATTAAGTGATGTACTTGGAGATGATCTTGCCAAAGCAACAGTTCAAGCAGGCCAAGATTTAGAAAAACTGGGCACAGCGGTTCAACGATTTTTTACTTTCTTTGGAGCCCAATTTGCTCAGTTTGTGCAAGAAGCATTATATCTCAATCTTACTGATCCTACCGGTAATCAAGATCAACTTACAGCGGCTGCAAGATTACAGCGCATTGAATCCGGCCAAGATGCAGGCGTTGCGCAGCTACAAGAGCAGTTAGCTCAAGCGCAGCTTGACGGAGAGACTGCAGTCACAGCCGAACTAGAAAGAAGGATAATTAAGCGTGAGGAAGAAAATGCCATACGTCTAATTCAGATCGGCATCGACGACAAGAGTATCGAAAAAGGAGACGGACTAAACAGAATTTTAGAAGTACAAGTTAAAGCAAGAACAAAGTTACTAAGGCTTCAACGTGAAGAAGCAGATGAAGCTGAACGGCAACTAAAAGAGCAAGAACGTGCCAGGCAGGCAGAAGCACGCGAACTGGAACGTCAGGCACGAGAGCGGGAACGTGCCGCTCGCGAACTAGACGAACGTCAAAGAAGGTTTAATAGCGCTGCAGTCAACCTTATTGATGTTGCTGTTGAAGCCCGCGAACTAGATAAAGGTAGAGTTGCAGCTATCGATAGAGAGCTAGGGTTTATTGAGAGAAAGCAGGGATTTATAGAACAAAACATTATTTTATCTGAAAAAGATCTACAAGTTCAACAGACTCTTTTAGACGTATCTAGACAAAAGATGCGCAATAAAGAAAGAGAGCTTAAACTGGAACGAGCCAGAATTCAGTTAGCGCAGCAGTCCCAGATAGACAGCATTAATAGGGAAACAGAGGACACCGTAAGGGGTATAACAAACCAGGGAGCTGCTATTGCTTTAGGTCTACAGGATCCGTTCGGTACATCCCAAGAGATTCAAGAACAAGTGTTAGCGCTTGAGCAGATGGAACGGCGTTCAGCTGCTCTAATACCTATTCAGCGTGAAATCAATGATCTAGAGCGAGAGGCAGCAAAGTTTAGAGGGAAGGAAGCTAAGGAAGTTACTGATTTTAGGCGACAACAAATACTTGGATTAAAAACACAAAAACTTGCAATTTCTGACGCACTCATGGGTCTAGAGGAGTTGGAAATTGCTCAATCTCGTTACAACCGAGTGCTTCAGGCAGCGCAGCCATTTGCCGAAGCATTTGCAACCAGCCTGACGCAGGGCTTGCGTGATGTTGTCGCTGGAACGAAGACAGCCGAGCAAGCATTTGCCGACTTCTTGAACAACATTGCCAATCTGTTGATTCAGACCGCCGCGACGATGATCGCGCAGTACCTCGCTATCGGTGCTGCCAGGAGATTTGCTGGTGTACCTGCTGTGGATACTTCGTTTAACGGAGGCACATTTGACCCAAATAACTTCGTAAGCGGATCATTTAGCTCGTATAGAGCAGCTGGTGGATCTGTCTCTGCGGGAAGCCCTTACATCGTTGGGGAATCGGGTAGCGAGCTATTCATCCCCAATGTCTCCGGGCGCGTCATTCCAAACGATGACTACGAAGCAGCCCGTGCAGTCCTTAATCAAAATGTCAACGGCGAGGGCGCGGTCTCCGAACAGGAGGCGATGGCCGACAGCCGCAACTATGTCACCAATAACAGTTACAGCAGCAGCCAAGCCTTCAGCGAAAGTCAGGCAGCCTTGGCCACCAGCACATCATCAACGGAGCGAATCTTCGACAAGCAGATGCTGGAACGTCAATTCAGCAACCCCGCTCCAATCAAGCTAAATGTGGAGACCACTGTGGTTAATGGGATTGAGTATCTGACCGTTGAACAAGGCGAGGCCATGACTGCAGCAGCGGTTCAGCAGGCCAAGGGTTCAGTCTTTAGCGACCTGAAAAACAGGCCCGCTGCACGTAGACAGGTAGGTATGCGCTGATGCTGGCAATCGGGACTTACGTCAAACTGCTCCAGCACGACGGCAATAGTGCCGGCTACGCCTTCCAAAACTTCCACCAGGGCGAAACGCGCAGCTACAACTTCGACGACTACATGTTTGCCGGTTTTGGATTCAGCGGTGGATCGCTCGACTTGCAAGCCGGAAGCATCACAGCATCGCTGGTTTTCGCGATGAATGATCTGACACTGAGCGTCTTTCAGCAGGCGTCCGATGAGTTCTGGCTGGCGCAGATACGCACCGTATGGCTGGATCCCGAGACGTTGAATGAGACGAACCAGTACAGCGAGGAGCTGTACGCAATCCTTGGATTTGACCATGACAATTCACGGTTTCAGTTGAGGCTCGGCAACCCGCTGGATGCAGTGAATCAGAACGTCCCACGTCGAGTTTTGACTCAGACTGTGGTGGGCTCAATGCCATCCACCGGCAATATTTTTCTTCGCTGATGCTCTCTCCCAAGTCCTCTGATCGTGTTGTTCTGCTGCCTCAGGACCACGAAATCATCCAGCTAACGGGGATGACTGAGGAGCAATATCGCTGGTTCGTTCGTCAGGGGATTCTGCATAGCAAGCTGAGGCCGGGCGAACCGGTGGCGCTGGAACCGCTGACGATTGCTGCTATTCAGTTGGTCATTGGCATTGCGTTGGCTTATCTGAGCACGCTGCTTGTTAAGACCCCGCCTGAGCAAAAGGCTCCAGAAACTCGCGATGTGCAAGGCCAGACGATCGTCAGGAGCGATGAGTTTGCACCCAAGGCTGGCTTTGACAGTGTTCAGAACGTGGTGCAGCTGGGCAGCACTGTGCCGTTGGTTTATGCCAACCGCCAAGAAATTGACGGTATTGCCTATGGCGGCATCCGCGTCAACACAAACCTGCTGTGGAGCCAGATTTATTCCCTCGGCGGCGGCCAGATGCTGCGAGCGATGTTCCTTGTCGGCGAAGGGACAGGGGCTTTGGACAAGCCAGGGATGCAGCTACGGGCTGATCAGTTCGCTATTGGCAACAACCTGATCGACGGCTACCTGCTGGGCGCGAGTGCTGCTGGCAGGATCACCATTTACTACTCAAGGAACACTGGCCGGCTGGTGCCTTTTGATTATCTGGCCGGGGTCGTACCTGAGAGCGATTTAGGCAATGCCATGAATGATGGCGCCGAAGATATTTTTCAGGTCCGCAGTGACGGTAACCAGTACAAGCCAGATTTCTGCATGGTTACCAAACCATCCACGCAGGTGGAGTTTGGCGTCTATGGATTTATAGGCAACAATTTCTCTTTTAGGGTGAACCCACGGTTCAGACCAGCGCAGCGGTTCACAACCCGCATTAGCGGCGAAAGGGCAGTTGTCAGCTGCAAGCAGGACCGACAAGAAAACTGCGCACGCGCAAAACAGAATTACAAATTTGCTGGCCGTGGTGGGCTGATCACACCTGGAGATAGAGGTCTACGCAGTGTGGATTTCGGCGATGTATTGACGTATCGCCTCGATTCCCGTTCGTGCCTGACTGACTGTGATGAGGATTCAGCAGGAGCCACTGTCGACTGGGATAAAGGTGTGCTGACACAGGGCAATGCAGAACTGACGATTGGCGATGCTGCTAACGCTGTTGCTTCCCGGCAGTCATCTTGGGATCAGCTGATCAATGTCGGCGATTTATACAAGCTGGGGTCAGCGTTGGCGATTTGTATCGGACGCAGTGATGAGCCTTTTGTTTCTGAAGCGGAAAACGAACCAGTCGGTAGCGGTGTTGATGTCGAAGCCCAGTTCAGAATCGTAGAGCCCGGTGAAGTTCACACCTGGACCGGCAGCGACATCAGAAAAGGGTCAATGCAGGATCCTGGTCAGAACGCAACAGGATTCAGCCATCTGATGAAGGTTGCTATCGGTAATTTCGTTACCGAAAAGCCAGGTCGTGTTGTTGAGATTGGAATTAGAAGCAACCTTCAGGTCAGCCTTGGCGGCATCTGCAATTTCCGCGATGCACAAAATTACGAACAGATTGACCAGCAGGCATGTCTGAGATTCCAACCTGGCGATGCAGACGATGCTAAACCGATCAATTTTGTCAGCGGCAGCTATACCGGTCCTGAACAGAGATATTCCTTTTTTGTCGTTGAGTGGCGCATTGCTGGATCGGGGGATGCTTATCAGCGAATTAATCGAACATTTGGCGTCAGGTCTACAACTGGTGCGGCGGTTTACAACTACATCAGATTTGAATTTCCGTTTAGTCGTCGTTACGAATTCAGGCTGATCCCTTTGTCCGGCTGGGAGGTTAGGAACGACAGAGCACCTGGCGATCTATCTGTTCTTGATTACGCGGTTGATAATGTCGTGAATTATTTCGATGAGAATACTGGAGCGATCATCCAGTACAACGGCGAAGTCATCTCTAATAATGAAAACACGTTCTCGATCAAGGCATTGAGACCACCTGGAGGCAATGACCTTGGCAATTTTTTAGACGATGGTGAGTACTACGGCGACCAATACGCAAAAATCGCCGAAGCATTTATCTATAACGAGATCACGACCACGGCCACGCAAGCTGAGCACAGCGTGTCCTACATCAACAATGTGGCTCCAAATGAGGATGTCCCTGATTATGACTCGCTGGCAATTGTTGGCCTGAATATTCGCGCCAGCACCGAGATCAACAACCTGGACCAGTTTTCGGCTTATGTGAATCAGGGTTTGAATGCGACTTCAAACTTTCCCGAGGTGTTGTTTGACCTGTTGACCAACAAAAGATACGGCACGGGTTCAATCATGTCCGCGGTGCAGATCGACAAGCCTAGTTTTGACAGCGCAACCGACTTCTGCTATCGCCGCAGGTACTTTTTTGACGGTGCTGTGATTGAGCGGGTCAATATCCGCACCTGGGGCGCTGAGCGTGCACGGGATTTTCTGCTGGATCTGGTGGTGCAGAACGGCACGTTTGGTTTGCAGCCGGTCGCCAGCTTTGACGGTCCCGAGACGATTCAAGCCCTTTACAGCAGCGGCAACATCATCGCCGACAGCCTGGAGGTCAGTTATTTCGATCCGGCAGAGCGCGTGCCACCGCGCATCTCAGTCCGGTGGCGCGAAGAGCGAGCATCTTCAGTTGTCGACAGCAATGGCCTGTTCCCGTCTGTGCGAGAAGTCATTGTTCGCGAGGCAGGCACTGACCAACTGGCTCCACTGGAACAGATCGATCTCAGCGATTTCTGCACCAGTGAGAAGCACGCGATTGACCGGGCCAAATGGGAATGTCGATTCCGCAGACTTGTCACCCATTCGGTGCGCTTTAAAACCACACCGAGCGAAGCGGCAATGACAATTGGTGGTGTGATCAAATTGGGCGTCGAAACGATCACCTACAACCAGCCACAAAACGGCGCGATTGCTGCCGATGGCACGGTTACCAGCTGGCCACCGCTTGATGACGGTTTCTATGAGGTGTTGCTCTGGGACGGCAAGGGGGAGAGCGTCCAAAAGACCACGCTGAATGTGGCCGGCGGCAAGGCATCTCAGCGAGGTTCAGTGTTCTGTTTGCAGGGCGCTGCCGCCAATGTTCAGACCTACAAGGTTCAATCGCTGTCGTTCGACGAGGACGGCAACATTGAGGTCGAGGCGTTGTTCTG